AAATAAGAAAACAAGACAATGCCGCCCCGCAAGACGGCAAGCCCTGTGACAATCGGTCCTATCACCCCATCACGTCCCAACACCCCAACGGAGTGTGGGATAGAATCACAACTAAAAACCTCACAAAAACGATTTTCGCTCTGCAACTCTGATAGATTTAGAATGCGCGGCCAACGCCGCGCAATCGGACCAAATCATACCAAATCTACTCATGAAGCAAAGATCCGAAATCTTCACAATGATGCAGAAATTATAAAATTTTTATTGCGCGACGCTTGTCTAAACGCCACTTTGTATTTTAACATTTTTAAATGATTTTCAAATTTTCTCGCAGAAAACACACAAAAGAAAGAAAACATTCTCATTTAAATCCGGCCCAACCCACGCGGACCCTAGATCCCATACAAACCGTCGTGCGACAGCATTGGTGCCGGAAACCGGATCACCCCTGCCACCGACGGACAAATCGGAAACATCAGGCCTCTCACGCAGAGAAGGGACTTTTATGTCACGTTGTTGGAAATGAGCAGCGGAATGGATATAAATCCATACGCATTCCAATCATCCGCGGCTAACTTACCATAGGTCACATCGAAGGCTGCCCAACTCGTAAGAGCAACATTAAGCGCCGTCTCCAAAGTATCAGGCGGTGCCAAAGATGGCGTACCTCCACTATAAATATTGGAGGCCACTGGACGACCCATGGTCTGTTGATATGACGGCAAGGTAAAATCACCAGGCGTACCTATTGCACCATTGACCAAGGTGCGAAAGGTTCGCATATGCCGATAACTAGAGAGAGCATGATCTGCTACTCCAGCACCGGTATGGTAATAAATACCAGCAATCATATTATTGTGCGCGTCAATATCATGGACTATCGCGCGCATTCCACCTGTCTCCATCGCATACAAGTTGCTGATGACGTCAATCCAGTCCGCAAAAATATTACCGCGGACTAAAGCTGTGACATTAGAGGTGGCCTGTGTCACAACTTCATGCTGAAATGGTCTAAAGGTAGCATAGTGATTGGCACCAGTCACCCACTTAAACGCATTATTTGAGAAAACTGTTGGATTAAACAGTTTACACAATTGACGGAGACTTTCTACTTTCTCACCCGGGCCCAATTGGGCAGCCTGGGTAGTATTTGTCTGGACAGGAGCACCCAACCGATAAACAGGATATGAAGAATAGCCGGATTGTGTAACCGCCGGCACCCAAGGCTCATACTCTGAAACATTCGGTAACACGAATTCTAAGTCCGAATCGCCAGCAACCTCAATAATAATCGAAATTGCCGCTGGAACAGAAGAGGGAGCAACCAAAGGATCAAGCACCTGAATAGATAAATTGCCAATGCCAGTAGTCGTGCGAGTATAGAGTTCATTAGAAACATATGGACAAATGACCTCAAACTCAGAACATTCACGAATATCGACAATGACACGATGGGAATACTCTGATTGAGCTAGAGTAGAAGACCCGGTAGTATTATGCCAATTCGGCTCGTAACGAACTGACAAACGTCCCGAATAGAACTCGTTTTTGACGAGTTTAAACCGGAACTTAATACCTCCGCGCCACTCGGTAAACTGCGACCCCAAGAACTCTAAAGGGGTCATAGAAATACCGTTTCCCATTGACGTACCCGTGGCAATTCCAACAAAAGGCTGGGCCAAAATAGCACCAGCCGCGTCATTGGAATCCCAAGTAACAACAGTATACAATGAATAAATCGATTTGATGAAATCAATGGACATTTCATCAACAACCGTTCCTCCAGTTCGTGGGCAAGAAGAAACGGCATTGGTAGAGACAGCTCCCAAAGGTTCAGAGAGCGCCTCACCATCAGACACCGCCAAATAACGGTAAGGGCGGGCATATACAGGTGTAGCAGTGCCCAAATGAAGTGGCTTTGACCACCCAAATGCACTAGCCACCTTCGCCATAATACCCGCAGTCCATCCCACAGCATTAGCCGGACCAGAAAGCTGTGGAATGGTGCCTATGATCGACGAAACGGTCTGTATACGCGTCATGGCAGACTCAACAGGACCAATACCTGCTGTTTTCTGCTCACGAGTCGAGTACGCAGATTGAGTGAACGTGGGACCAGTGAGAGAAATATTCTCAAAACTGGCAAAGATGGTATACCCCGCAGTACTATCGCCGGAGGCAGCCGACAACGCCACATACGGAGCAAGAAGAATTTTACCAATCCCCACAGGATACGTAGATAGATTGACAAAATAGGGGTAAACAGTATCCCATGGAAGAAGGAATTCGACGTGCGTTTGGGTCGCAATGTCAATTTCCACATGAGGCAGCTGCGATCTCTGAATTATATGTCCAGAGTGCATTTTGAACTTTGCCACATATCCAACATGGGAAGCGCCTACTCCTCCTGACGGAACAAATCCAAGAAGATAACGCCCGGTCTGAAACCTCACTGCATTTACATGTAGAGAGATCCGGACGTCTGCTCGGATTCCATAAATTCCATCAAGCTTCTTTGCCTTCGCTCCAGTGACCAAAGCATAAAAAGGATCAACAGAATACAAAATGCCTGAGTCAGTGGTGGTAAAAGTTCCTTGCGTAAGAATGGTTGGCCTCGCAAGGAAAGCCTTAATGTCCCCCGCGCCCTCAATCTCCTGGATACCAAACGTTGAATCGTTGGATCCAGAAGCAATTGGAGTCGCGAGAACTCCCGTAGTATCATCTTTGAAATGAGTAATTCCTTGATCTTTTGTCTCAGAAGTTGGCGTGGCCTCATTGGGCCCGCTAAGGTGCGAAATCTGAGCATCAAGGCGTGCGGAAGCGTCTTCGGACATAATCGGTGTAAATTTAATAGACTTATTCATATGTCCCCTCATGTTTTCGAACGTGGTGGGGTTAACCATTAAAACGCCTATTTTCATCCCAAGGATTTAAGGGGCTGTGGTTTATTCGAACCACCAAATCGAGAGTTGTTGGCTAGTAACTCACAAACTACTTCACATTTGGTTGGTGTGACCCCCAATTTATACTCGAGGGAAGAGGTTACCGAAGTGCAATCAAGTCTTTGTAGTCTCCCGGAAAACGTACGCCCATTCTTCAATGGGCATCTTCCAGAAATGACCCGCAAACTTCTTCATCTTCGGCATCCACTCATCATACACCTCCTTACCGTGCAGCGAAAGTTCCGAAATCGCAGTGCGCATATTGCTCACCGCAATCTCTTCCCTCAGTTGTCCGGCTCGGGTCCAAAGTGGGATCTCCAAGACAACATTCAAGTCGAGAGGTCCGACCCAACGTGCGATCTTTGGCTCACGCCTAAATCCACGCTTAAGGACGACACTCTCGGTAAGAGGCTGGAGCACCCGACGAGCAGGTCCCTTGTCAGCAGCAGTATAATCATGGCCCAACTTGGCCACAAAAATACGAACCGCTTCCTCGGTAAACTGCGTCGAATACTCCTCGTCAACCTCAAATATATTGTCATCGCCTTGGAAACCTGCTGCCACGTGGCGATCAAAGGTCAATGCATGTTTAGGATCTCCGCCATGCAAATAACACCATGCAGCAACAAAGAGTAACCTGTTGGTAATACAGTTGATCTCAGTAGTAACGCGACACCCAGAAGGCATCCCGCACAAATACCACTCAATTACCGAACCAAAAATATGAAAAGTCCGGCAAAGAGTCTCAATGAGACCAGCACGAATCCGGCCACCAACAAGGTCCTCCTTCGGGTACATGTCCGCCATGACTTGCATTGCAATACGTATGACATCGGGATGCTGATGATGATCAAAACCTGCATAATCTCCCGAGCCAACATACTTTCCCCCAGATTTGGACCTGAGGAACTGGGCAACACCGTGCCAATGAGCAGCATTCTTTTCGTCCAATCCTTTTAAAATCGAATTGAACGGAGCGCCAGTCATCAGCACATCAATAGCTGAACCAAAATACATTACAAACAGAATGTGAATTGAAGTCGGTGGTGCGTTAATGAACCGCACTTTTCCATCTTCAACCTTTCGAATTGCCAATCTCTCGCCCTTTTCAACATCCTTGTGCAAGTACAAGGGAATGTCTCCAGAGGCAAGACAATTGGCATACAATTCTGTTTCTCGAAGAAGATGAGGCCACTCAGGACCCAAGGAAATAGCGCCAGTCTCACTGATACGCCAATAATCCTTGCGAATGACCCCAAATTCAGTATCCGGGTATCCTGGACTCGTATCATTTGGAAGACCATCAAGGTGCATATCACGGCAACCTCGAAGAACCTCCCCCATAGGAATCTTTCTCATAACAACATTGGGAGCATGTTTGAGATAAAATTCTGTCTGGAGGGGGGCAATGTCTTTCAAAAGCTGGAGAGCCTCAGGATCAACAGTCACGCTGCCAAAACGAGCACGGTTCTCCTCAAAAATCTGAGGAGAAACGCGGCTGGCACAGGTTAACGGCTCAAAATAAGCCGGACCTGCGCCATACCAACGAACAATCTCGTTTTTCTGGTGAACACCAGAAGGCGGCACAACCAATCGAGACACGTAATTTGCCTCGACTTCTCCATGATAATCGCGCTTAGCCTCAACTTCTGATCGCTGAGGCCTAACATCAATATCAGGAATTTCAATATCAAGAGGAAAACGTTCAGGAAACCGTTTAAGTTCCTTACACGTCTCCTCTATCAAGGTTGATGAAATAAGATTGGAATAGCCCGCATTCCCTTGATAACGACCACCACCGGCAATATGCATACCTAGAATTTTGCCTGCAAATCGTCCATGTGTGATCAAGAGAGGGGCTCCACAATCCCCACCAAAAGTAGCCATTCCGTAACCGACTACACCACGGCGCCACACACCAACATCATGACAAAGAACGTCAGCCGCGTACGCTGCTTCAAAAGTCCGAAAATCAGCGGGGAACACTAAAGCTCCCTTGATTGACCTAGTAGCAGAAAAAAGAGTCGACTGACAATCATCATGTGAAATAAACAAATTGGTGATATCGCGGAACTGCCGAGTAACATCAACGGTCCAGAACGACCAATCCTGTTCATCCGTCTCATCATAAGCTATAGGTTCTATATCCTTGAACGAAAGCTTATCAGTATGATCATGATAACGGAATTCAAGCGGTACTTGGTCAGGACGCAAATTATGTTCGGACATGAGATCATTAACCGGATGAAGAATCAAATGGGCCGGCATGGCAAATACACGATCGAATAAGCCAAGTCCGTAGCCCATATGACTCAACACTTGTCGGTCATTATAGGTCCAAACCTCAAACATATTGCGTCGAATGACACCAGTCACATCAGCTATAGCTGTAGGCTGAGCTGAACGCAACTCACGAGCACCCTGAACTTCGCCCTCACGCTGTGCGAACTTTGCAGCGCGAAGACGTTGTATCGCTTGAGAAGTTTTCTTGGATTCCATTCGTGAACGCCGAGTATTTACGGTGGACCAAGGTCCCTCCGGACTCTGCGTTGCAACTGGTTGCTTGTTACGGGTTTTTCCCGTAACCTTTTGGTAAATCATGTTAGCACTGGTAGCCAAAATCGCAAACCCACAAGCAGCGGCCAAGGTATCAAAGAAACCATGAACAAAGCCCTTAACAAGCGGATTCTTAAAAAACTCTCCAACTTTACAGAGAATCATTCCGACTTTGGAATACGCAGTGCTATACGCTTCATTAAATTTTTCAAGTGTAAGACCAAGAAGATCAGCTGGACAAATAGTACGCTCCATAGTAAAGAAATGAGGGGGCAACCTCATGAGCAAAATATACAGCTCAGAGGCTTTCAAATCAGGAAGCGTAACCTCCTTAAGCAATCTATCACGAGTGACCTCGGAGTAGATGCCAGGAAAAGCTCTATCCCACACTTGAATTGGAGTAGCTCCGACTGCTTCTAATTGACGGGCAGCCATTGCTATTGCAACACCATCTAAATCATCCATCCTTTCGGAATCGTTCAAAAGACGATATTGTGAATCCTTAAAGTCCAAGGCAAAACGCTGAGCATTAAGCAAATGCTGGCGCCGTTGACGATCATACGGAGTACGTGTGATCGAAAAACCTTGGGCTTCTCCAAACATCTCCTGGTAAATATCCACCGTAGGAGCATCATCACTCAAAACTGCCTCAGAGCGAGCATCATCTGAGGTAGGCGAGTATCTAAAATTCTCTAAGGCTTCAACATCATTTCCGGGCAACTGCATTTCCGCAATCATGTGATCTATAACAGAACCATCACGAACCGGAACAGCAGGAAAAAATTCGGGGCTCGCGACTAAAGCACGTCGCGCAGCGACCCGAGCCTCCTCCTGCAAAGTTGCAATCGCTTCAGCCCTTGTAGGAACATTGACATCTCCAAAAACTTGAGATCCCAACTGAAGGGAATCCCGATAATAATCCTCATACTCCTCACGTTTCTGAATCATACGCCTCAAAAGCTCTCGGGGAGTAATAACCTCCCCGGTAAGCTCAAAAGCACGTGTATCAGGTTTATAGCGAGCAAGCTGAAGATCATAAGCTTCGGGATCAAATTGACGGCCAATATTACGCGTTCGACGCAACACCGGCTTCACCAAAAAATCAATTCTTCGCCCCACGGCATTGTTATCGATCACAGACTCATCATTAAGACGAGTCAAATTGGTCGAATAAATATTATAGCGGAGCGAAACGTAAATGTTGTTTTTCATTCCAACATCGGCCATGCGAGGAGCAAAAGAGATATCGTTATTCATGTGAATAAAAAGCCCACTATACGAATTCTCTTGTCCTCTAATCGTAGCATCCTTACCCCAGTCGTCGAACCAACCGACAGACTGAGCAGACGTCATGCCATCATTAAACTTGTCAGCACCATGTATGTACACTTCGTTCCTAAAATAGGCCTGATAGGCCTCAAGACGTTCCGAATCAACGGAAGCCTCCAAATAGGCCAAATACCGAGCGGCGTGAATTCCCAATTGGGATTTTCCGCACCCAGGCTCACCATAAAGAACAAGAGTAACAGGACGTGCTCTGATACCGTTACAAGTCGCAAGTAAAGGAGAAACCTTATCATGCAACTTACGGATCAAACCAATGGTACTATTAATTAGAGGATTTAAGGCTTCACATCCTCGTTTCTTAGAAACGAGAAGGTGATCCTCTCCCAACTTGATCAAATCATCAAGTTGACGCAGAAGATGTGAATGAAGAACGAGCTTAGAAGCAACGTCCGCCTCGAGAAACCTACGAGCCGCAACGAACCACTCCTTAACTTCTATCGATCCATAAGAATCAGATAAGAAATTAGAAGCCCATCCAGGGATGATTCCTCCAAAAATTCTGAGGAGAAGATCAACCAAATCACGCGTAATCGCGTCAACTGATTTACCAACGCGGTCAAAGTCCTTCAAAGTACGCCTTAGGTCAAACGAAAGAGTAAGACCATTAGCCACAAACAACGTGGCCAATTTTCGGGCAACAAAACCAGCCGTTCCAGCAGCTTCGGTAGTCGCACTCTGAACAGTGCCAGAATCAACATACTTAGCGCCGTCAAGGCTAACATCAAGGTCCTCAGGACCGCCATGTTCAGCATTCCAACGGAATAATTTACTGAACACACGATCAGGTATATAACCAAGTGCAGAAACTCCAAAAATATCAGCAACGCCGGTAACAAGAATAAGAAAAACATTCATCGAGGAAGTGACCAAGCGATCACGAACCATGGAAAGAAATCCAACAATGATCGGAAACAAAACATGCGCCGTCTCAACAAGATAGGCAACGAAGTCCTTAATCTTCGCACCGACCTTCAGAAAAGCCTCAGAGGCTGAATCTGCAAGACGAAACATGGGAACCGAATCTACGACAGTACGCAATTCAGCACCCAATGCTTCAGGCGTCTTACCCAACCGACTGGCAGCAACAAGAAGTGCACTGTCAGCCCCAAAAAAGGTATCCAACAAGACTTCACGAAGTCCCTGGGTCTCCCCCATACGTTTACGAGCATCATGGTTAAAATCTAAAAAGATTTCAGAGCCATGAATCTGACGCATATGAGGAATAACTTCCAAAAGAACCTGATCCTCAAAACTCAAATTAACATGAACAGCAAGAGTAGCATGTAAGCGAATACAAAATAAAATAAGGACACGCAAACCTGCGCGCCAATCGTCCAAAGCAATAAGATCCTCAGTAGTCCAGTCGCCATCCCGTCGAACTGAAATGGTCTGACGACAAGGACAAGTACTAATGATCATTCTCATTTGACGAATGACTAGGTCAGACGGATACCGACCAATATCATTGGTAATCTTCAAATAATTGACCAGCATTCTCAATCCCGCCTTATAACGGACGAGATCAAAGATGATCCTTTGTTTTTCTTTAAAAACTCCTAAATCAACATCATTCGTCCGTAAAAACGGAACAGATGAATTAAAAGGAGTCTCACGAACATAAGACCCAAGCTGATTCTGCAGATTAAGAAGATCCGCAGATACATCAACTGAGTTAAAAAGCCCCGCATCACTAGCATCAATGCTCCAAACGAACTCTTGATAGAGTCGAATTTGAGTCTTAAGATCAACAAATGATTCAATCGGAGCCAAGGAAGCCAGTTCTCGCAAGAACTGGCGGTACAGGAGATCGGAAAAGAAGGGAATTTCGGAGATCATAAGATCAGGATAGGAGGTAGGGTGAGCTGAAAAATGAATCTCAGACTCAGTGCTTGAAGAAGAAGATGATGAATAGGCCGGAGCCCCCCAAAAAGAAGGGGAGGGCTCAGGCAAATCGAAAGTCGTATCAGTAGACACCATCCTCATAAAGCTGATAAAATCGGCAACAGGGTCAGACGAGAGTATGAAGCATAAGTAACCCACAATTAAATGTCATCAAAAAAGAAATAACAAGGCGCTCATAAACTACACCCATACAGAGTGCAGCCCCAGAGTTGGCAAAGGTTTCCTAAGAGGACTGTCACGACTTAGGTGGTATGTGAACAAACGGCCTCACTTCCCAGCGGGAGAGCTACGCCAAACACTATCATAAAGCCTCGTTCCCATACAGAGATACTACGCTTTAAGCCGTACCTAACGGATACCATACAGATATACGCCAAGTCGTCTTCACAACGTGAACAGTCAGTCAAATTACTAACAAACATGAAAATCAGAATCAATAAACAAAGAAAAGTAGAATTACAAATGCTTCAAACAATCGCTTTCCC